GGTGCAGGGGAGCTAGACCGAGACTTACTCGACTTACTTGAGCCAAAGGTTGACTGGCGTGAGATGTTGCGTGAGTTCGTGAAGTCCACATGCCATGCAAAAGATACGTCATCGTGGCGTAGGGTTAACCGCAGATTCCTGTCTATGGGTACGTACATGCCTAGCCTCATCGGTGAGAAGGTTGGTCACTTGGTTGTGGCTGTGGATACGTCAGGTTCGGTTGGACAAGAAGAACTGTCAGGCTTCCTAACAGAAGTTAGGGGTATCGCAGAAGAAGTTAAGCCGAGCCAAGTGGACTTGATCTATTGGGATAGCCACGTAGCCGCACACGAGGAATACACGGAGGGCATGGTGGGTGACATCATCAACTCTACTAAACCTAGAGGTGGCGGAGGTACATCTCCATCATGCGTATCAGCGTATCTGAAAGAAAAGCGCATCGAGCCCGAGTGCATCATCGTATTGACCGATGGGTACGTGGGTAACGATTGGGGTAGTGACTGGACTGCGCCTGTACTGTGGGCGATCGTAGGAGGGAACGATTGTGTTGCAGACAATGGCAAAACGATTCATGTCAAGGATTAAATGGTGGTTCATAACAAATGTTAGGAGGTCAGAGATGATAGTTATAGATGTTGGGTATTGGAAAATAGTCTTACCAAAAGACAAAGCCTTTCAGCTTATTGATTGCTTGGAAGGTGCAGAGCGATACGAAGAGAAGTATTGGAATGAGGAAAAGCGTAAGCAGAGGGGCATGCAAACTGAATACACGTATCACGTGTATCCCAACGAAACGCAATTCTCTTTCCGAATCATGTCGGATGAGCAGTATCAAATGTGTAAGTTAGCCGGTAAACCACAGGAGAATTGAAATGAAACTAGGAAAGCTAGAGTATTCCATTATTTCAGGGGAAGGCCGAGTAATAGTATTTTGGAGGGATATGCCCAATGATGTAATGATGTTAGACATATTGAAGGATTGGATTACTGAGTTAGAAGGTATTTACGAAGTTAAACGTAACGAAGTTTTTTACAAAGGGGAATCAAAATGAGTATTAGCGCATCAGCAGTGTTAGTGGAATTGAACATCAGCGTTTGGCCTGCATCAAAGATCGACCGAGAGATCACGAGCCAAGTCAATGCAAATGCGTCGGCACACAAGGATGCCTCGCAGACCAAGAAGAATCTGTTTGCAGGTACAAGCCTACGAGCAGACATTGAGAAGTTTGCCGCAAGGGTACGACTCTATAACAATCAGCACACCTTACCTTGGGCTGACAAAGGCGAGCGCATGTTGCCGACTAAGTTGTTCATGGATTACAAGCAGACCATGAATGGCTACGAGCGTACGTTCAATATGTTGTGCGATAACTTCTTTGATGAGTACGAGACATTGGTGGAGGAAGCCAAGGTCAATCTCGGTACGCTCTACAAAGCAGAGGACTACCCAGAGCTAACAGAAGTTAGGAAGAAGTTCAGCTTTAGACGTAGCGTGAAACCTTTGCCCGAGGCTGGTGACTTTCGCTTAGACATTCCTGCGCATGACTTGGAGGAAATGAGATCTGCATACGAGATTCAGTATTCGGAGAAGCTGGCCGATGCGATGCGTACACCATGGGAACGACTGCATGAAGTTCTCTTAAGTATGTCCAAGAAGTTGGAAGACTCAGGTGACGGAAAGAAGCGGTATCACGACTCATTGATTAGCAACCCACTGGAGTTGTGCGAGCTATTGACAAAACTGAATGTCACTAACGACCCCAAGTTAGAGGATGCACGTAGGCAAGTAGAGCTAGCCATGCTTGGTGCTGACATCGAAGAGGTTAAAGAGGATGCGTGGGTTCGTGAGAACCTGAAGTCCAAGGTCGATGCGATCTTGGGTAAGTTCGAGTGGTAATAACATTTGTTAGGAGTAACTGAATATGACTATGAATACATTGAGCTTTAGCAACGTAGTGATGAGCGAAGACCTGAAGAAGTCTTTCGACAAGGAAGGGCTGAAGATGAGTGGCGTGTATGGGATGCTTGACCCTGTGGTTAGCCGACTGGCTTCATTGAATCCATTGTGGACTTTCGTTATTGTTAGCAGTACGCACGACAGTGGAATTAATCGAGTGGCATCGGGGTTTGTTGTCAAGCTAGATGGCGAGGAGTTGGGCGCTATCGGCATGTCTTACATGGGGCAGAAGGGTAGGGTTATCGCTATCACCAACGATCGTATTGGTAAGGGTCGGCAACGTAGCGACTCGTATCGTACTAGTGATGCAGACAAAGCCGTACTCATGGCGAAGAAGATGTTCGGCAAGATGAATCCCAACGAGCGTATCAACAAAGCTAAGGATTTGGCAGAACGTGTAGTGACTCGGGCTAGCTGGAACAAAGAACGTGAGCGCACTAACAGTCAATCCAAGGTACAGAGCGAGCTATTACTGTGGGCGCTAGGTAAGGGTAATGCTATGTTTCTTGAATACATAGAGAAAGAAGCGACTCTAACTGTCAAACAAAATGTTCTTACCAACATGGAGAAGGTAAACGCACTCGACATAGAGATGAAGACTATTGAGAGAGTTCAGAAGGACTTTGGCGACAGTAAGACTGCGCTAGTAGTCAAAGACTTGGGTAACTACCTAGTCAAAATAGGTGACAAAGTAGATTTATATGAGGATAATACGCTCCCCCAAGATATATGTATGAAGATGGGCATGCTCAAGTTGGTACAAGACGAAGAGTATCTCACCGACATAGGTTGCCGAGTGACGAGTGAAGTCTTTGTGTTATTGATGGACTAACAAATGTTAGAAAAGGAGAAAGAAATGGAAGAGTTGAAATACAGTTCGAAGGCGATGCCGACTCGGTTGTGTACAGACCCGAAGTTCAAGTATCGCAATGCTTCACAAACAGACGTACGTAGAACGTGGCGTAAAGCTAGGTTGATTATGTTTATGCAAAGGGGGTACAGCAAATGAAAGCCATACTTGAATTCACGTACCCACAAGATGAGCCAAAGCTTAAGCATGCGTTGCAAGGTGAGAAGTATTACCTTACGTTGGTTGAAATTGATAGGGCGATAGCCGGAGGTGGAAACCCCGAGCTTTTATTAGATCTTATCCAAGAGGTAACTTTGAAGGCATTACACGAATGAAATGCCCACTATGCAACGCCCCAACAGATATTAAAGAAACACGAGTAACTGATAAGGGATACGTTAGGCGTAGGGAGTGTTTTAACAATCACACGTTCAAGACTGTGGAGACAGTATTGACTGAGCCAAAAGAAAAGGGGAGCAGATGACAACAGGAATTGAAGAGTTGAAGTTAGATAAAAAACGCAGGGGGCGAGGTGTTGGTAAGAAGCCCGCCCTATTCTGCACGAGCTTGCGTGTACCAAAGGAGGTGATGGATTACTTCAATACCCACCATGCGTATACAAAGCAAGCCAAGATGAGAGAAATTCTTACCGAGTACGTTAAAACCCAAACAGGAGAAAACCATGATTGAATTAGCAACAACAGAGAAAAAGCAAACCAAAGCCGCACGAGTGCGTGAGTACGTAGCCAAGAACCCAAAGGCGAGTACGGAGGACATAGCCAATGCTACCGGCGCTACTGACAAGTACGTGTACTCAGTTATGTGGAACGCAAAGCAAGCTAGGAAGAAAGCCGGAGGTATGGCAAAGAAAAAAGCTCTGACCAATAAGAGCAAGAATGATTGGAGACAGTTAGGTTTGTTTAGTTCTAACACTCCAGTTTACGATGCCACAGACCTTTTTACTTATGAGGACTCAGTTCCACATATAACACCCGAACGCCTTGCCGAATTAACTTATGCAGTATCAATGGGCGATCAAGCCGACCCGGTCAACAGCCCTGCTCATTACAGCGTAGGTGGAATAGAGACGATTGACTTCATTGAAGCCAAGAAACTTAACTACCGACTCGGCAACGTGGTGAAGTACCTGACACGTGCCGACCACAAAGGCAACAAGTTGGAAGACTTGAAGAAAGCCCAATGGTATCTTGAGCGTGAGATCGAGAGCCTGTCCTAACATTTGTTAGAAGTTAGGGTAACCACTAGCCACCTTCGGGTGGCTTTTTTTCGTCTGTACTATTGACAAAGTAAAACGCTGTGCTATCATCTAGTTTGAAAAATAACTGGAGTGTTAGATGGCGACCACACCTGAAGCCAAGGTCAAAGCAAAGATCAAGGCAATCCTCAAAGCCCACAACGTCTATTACGCCATGCCTATCGGTACTGGCTACGGCAACAGTGGCGTCCCCGACTTCCTATGTTGCGTTAACGGCAAGTTCTTGGCTATCGAAGCCAAAGCGGGTAAGGGCAAGGTTACTGCGCTACAACACAAAAATCTAATCGAGATACAAGACGCGGGGGGCATAACCCTAGTTCTTAATGAGGAGAGCTTTAATCTACGCCCATCCCCCCTTGAGTTTGTATTGAAAGAGCTTGCATGAACATATTAACGATTGACTTCGAGACATATTATTCTCGGGAGTTCAGCCTAACAAAAGTTACCACGGAGGAATACATTCGTAGCCCCGAGTTTGAAACTATCGGCGTAGCTGTACAGGTGAACGATGGGGAGCCCGAGTGGTTCAGTGGCGATGCTGAATCCATGCACCAGATCGGAAG